TGGAGAACGGTGGGCTCGTTCTATAATTGAGCGAGTTGAAAAACGAAAGGAAAAGTGAATTACGCGCAAGCTTACGTCAATCTGATAAGCAGGGCCAAGCAACGATCCGCCTCAGACCTAGATCCTAATCAAAAGTACGAATGGCATCATTATTTTCCAGTGTGCTTTTGGCGAGACAGGAAGGCGAATACTAAAACCGTCGCCTTGACGTTGCGCGAGCATTGGGTGGCGCATCGCTTGCTTTTCAAAATGTTTCCAGATAAAGGGACTGCAACGGCATTACTGTGCATGTCTAAACGTGACCCTAAGATGAACTCTCGCAAATTTGAAACCATTAGGCGTGTTACAAGTGAACACAATTGGACAAAAACCGAAGAAGGCAGGGCGTTTCTATCCAAGCAAATGCAACAACGTTTGGAGAATGGATGGACACATTCCGAAGAGGCAAGGCGGAAGCTATCGGAAACGGCTACGCGAACTCAAGAACGATGGAGGAAAGAAGGCGGCCACCCATTATCATCCGCAAAAGCGCGAGCTTCTTCAAGCGAGAGGGCCAAGCTTCGCAACAAGGAGATGAATGCTTGGCTCAATAAAGAAAAAGGCAAGGTAGTTAGACTATGCGACAAATGCGGTGCTCAAGTCCGTGGAACGCTGGGCAATATGACGCAGCATCAACGAGGGCGGAAGTGCCAACCCAAAAACGAGCTGTAAAATAATGGAAAAGCGGCAGTCCAATGAGTGAATACGTTCACGTTATTGAGAAAGAGGACGAAGATGGCATTGGAGTGTTGAAGGCGCTTGCCGTGCTTTCATCCAATGAACACAGGAGCACCAGTGAGTGGTATTTGGTCGAGAAGCAATGCTTCAAGAATGGCCGCCTTGACGAAACTCACATTTATTGCGAGTCGGTCTATAGGCAGCCCGATGTAAATTTTGAGCCAGTGAAGATGCTGGTGTTTGAAGTGCAAGCAATTGCCAAGGCATACATAATGGAAGAAGTTGAAAATCAGTTGCGAGAGATCCGCGAAGAAGACGACGACGAGGATTAAGGCCTCGCTGTGGTGACCACATAATTCGGCATACCCAGTAACCACAACACTGACAAGCCATAAAGACTGCTAAGAGTAGTGAGCTGAACAGCGGAAGGTTCTGTTTCGGCTTTTTCCATGCGGCAATAAGTGGCTTGGCCAATGTGCAAAGACTTAGCAACGTCTCTTTGCGAAAGGCCGCTGTTTTCCCTGGCGTCTTTCATGCGTTTAGCCACGATTAAGCGTCTTTCGTAGTGCGGCATCCGCAAAGCATTGACGCTATCAACCAAAACCCTAGTCATCTGATTCATGCATGGTTCAAGAATCATAACATGCACATTCTTTTGCGTTATTCTTAATGTATGAGCACTACTTGCTTTCGCTACGACGTAGCGCCAATTGATAAGTACGAGCTGACGCCAGAGGGCTATCTCCGGTGTTGGTCTACTATCGCCCGCACTGGTGTACAAATGTACACTGATTCGGACGGTTCAGTTCGGCGTGAATATCGTCCCGAAACTGAAGTGGCGTCTCCCGAAAGCTTGGCCTCATTTGCGGGCAAAGCAATCACTCTGGAACATCCACCAGTCCTTCTTGATAGCGCCAATACAAAGGACTATCAAATTGGCTTCAGTGGCACTGAAGTGGTTTATGACAATGGATTCGTCCGTGCCGTCATGACAATCACCGACCAAGATGCCATTGAACGCATTATGCGTGGCGATGCGAAAGAGGTTAGCGCTGGCTACAGAGTTAATTACGACTCTACGCCTGGCGTGACAGAAAGCGGTGAAAATTACGATGGTGTTCAAACAGGCATCCTCGGAAATCACATTGCCGTCGTTCGTCGTGGCCGCGCAGGCCCGCAGGTGAAGCTACATCTAGATCGCCTAGATGCTGCCGATCCTTCTCTAATTACTCCTATTGAGGAACCATCCGTGACTGCAAAAGTCAATTTCGATGGCGCCGAGTTTGAGGTGACCGAGAGCGTAGCTCTAGCCATCACCAAAGAACGAGAAGACGCCACAATGTCCTACGAGGACATGAAGAAAATGTACGATGGCATGATGTCCAAAGCTTCCGAAATGAAGGAAGAAATGGATGCCATGCAGAAAGAAATGAAAGGTAAGTGCGACTCCGCCGAAGGGCGTGCCGATGCTCTTGCCGAAGAAGTGGAAAGCCTCAAGGCTGATCTTGAAGCTGCCAAGCAAGTGAATGTGGACAGCCTCGTTGATGAGCGCATTGCTCTCATTGACAAAGCTCGTCCTTCTCTTGATTCCGCTTTTGATTTCGCTGGCAAGTCTGTCCGTGAAATCATGGAAGCCTCCATCAAGGCCGTTCGTAGTGACGCTGATCTGTCGGATCGTTCCGATGATTACGTTACTGCCATGTTCGACACCTTGGCTGAAGCTGGCGCCCGTGATGACTCCAGCACGAGCGAACTGCGTCAAGCCGTTGCTTCCATCGCCTCCCCCATGTCTGCACCTTCGTCCTATATGGACAAGCTGCAAAACGCATGGAAAACCCCCCTCTCCGTCTCTAAGGAGCGCTGATCCATGGCCGTTACTTTTTCTGCCTCGGGGACTGCCTCTGTTGGTGGCGTGCAACAAGCTTATGCTTTTACGCACGACCGCTTCAACGAAGGTCAACTCTCTGACATCCGCGACAACACGATTGGCACCTACATCAACGAAACTGCCGTTGTGCAGCCCTTCGGTGGTGTGCAAGTGTACAACGTGGCTGGCACTGTTGCCAACTCTGCTACTACCATCTCTGGCGCTAGCGACACTGTTGTTGGTTTGAATGTTCTCACCTATGTTGACGAAACTGCACTGAATGGCGATGGCCGTCCTGGTGTGAAAGTTCAGCAAGTGATGAACGTTGCCAACGAAGGCGCTGTTGCCGTCTATGTGACTGGCGCTGTTACCCCTGCTTCCATTGTTCGCGTGCTTTACAGCGCTAGCGGCACTGGTAAAGCCGGTCAATTCAGCCATGCTTTTGCTTCGGGCAAGACCGTGCGTCTTTCTAATGCTCGCTACCTCACTTCTACCACCAGTAGTGGTTTGGCAGTTCTTGAGCTGAACGGCCCGAGCTTCACTCTCTCCGCCGATTCTTGATAGGAGCACCCTCATGACCGATTTTCGCATGGATACGGCGGGCCTGTTTCTTGAGCGTCAGCTTGAGTTCATCCGTCCCCAGGTATTTGAAATTCAGTACGCTGACATCAAGTATCCCACCATTCTGCCTGTGACTAGCGAAGCTGGTCCTGGCGCTCAAACCTTCACCTATCGGATCATGGATTCGACTGGTGAGTTCCGCCTTCTGGCTGACGCTGCTTCTGACCTGCCTCGCGCTGACATCAGCCAAGTGGAGAAGAGCATCAACATCCGCTCCTTCGGTGGTTCCTTCGGCTATACCGTTCAGGAACTGCGTGCCGCTCAAATGGCAAACATTGCCCTTGAGCAACGTCGTGCTGCTGCAGTGCGTCGCGCTTATGAAGAGAAAGTGGAAAGCGTTGCCCTCTTTGGCGAGAGCACCGTTGGCCTGTCTGGTTTCTTCAACAACTCCACTGTGGACATTGTTGCTGCTGATAAGTGGTTCTCCACCGTTGGCATCACCGCCCAGGAAATGCTTGAACTGCTGAACTATGGCGTTACTGCCATCATCAGCGCTTCCAAGATGAAGGAGCAGCCCGACACCATCCTGCTTGGTTACGCCGACTACAACAAGATTTCGACCACCCGCAACTCCGATTCTTCGGACGTGACCGTGCTCGAATACTTCCTGCGTACCAACCCCTACATCCGCAATGTTGAGCCCATCAACCAACTGACTCAGGGTAACAACGGTGGTCGTCTGAACACTAGCCGCATGGTGGTGTACAAGCGTGACCCCGAGAAGGTGCAACTGCACATTCCTCAGCCCCTTGAGCTGTTCCCCGCTCAACAGCGTGGCCTGGAGTTCATTGTTCCTGCTCACGCTCGCGTGGGTGGTGTGGCTCTGTACTATCCCAAGAGCGTCATCTACGTTCAAGCTTCTTCTTGAGCCTAGAGAGGAAAGGGCGTTAAGCTATCAGCAGTTCTTAAGAACATTCACAATGCTAATCGCTTACCGCCCCGACCTTGACAACCCGCCTCGTGAAGGTGGTTTTGGTGTTGTCACTGAAACTGGCCTCATTCAACTGGCTCCAGGGCTCAATCAAGAGGTGCCAGAACAGCAATGGCTACAGGCGCGTCAAAACGCTACTGTCAAGCGCCTTATGGCAATTGGCGCCATTGAGGAAGTTCAGGAGCAAGTGACTGTAGAAGAAATTCCACAGGACGTGCAAACACTGAGCAACCTGCCCCTGCTTGAAGCATTTCGTGTGATTGAAATCATCCATGATGTCGAGCAATTGGCTGAATGGAAGAAGATTGAAGGTCGCATTAAGGTGCGGAATGCCATTTCCAAACGTCAGGAAACGATTAAAGCCGGGAGGGCCTGATCATGGCCGTCACCTACTCTACGTTTCTTGATCGCTTCCCTGAATTCACTCCGCATCCTGCGGGCATTGTGAATGGAGCCATCTCTGAAGCAACTGCTGATGCTTCCGCCGATGTGTTTGGAGACCAGACAGATCGTGCCGTGAAGCACCTTGCGGCTCACATCATTGCTATTCAACTTGCGCAAATGGGCATCCAAGTGGGTGCCACTGATGGCAAGGTATATGGCAAAGGACTTGAAGCCACTCAATATGGCCAAGAGTTCAAGCGAATGCTCGAAACCGTCGCCGGTTCTTTCACCATTGGTTTTGTCGTATGATCAACGGGATGTCGCCACTGGCTAATGCCACTCTTGAGTGGAGTGTTGCCTCTGGCTACACCGTTGACGCATCCACTGGTAATTACATTCCCGTTTCAAGCGGAGTAGTGTACTATGCCAGTTTGAAGCAAAAGACCAATCCACGGTATGATTATCTGCTTGGCGCTGATAATACTGCTGTGTATATGGAGGGGCGCTTAACTGGACCTTTGGCCCTGTCTGGCATCACTCCTGGCAATAGCGCTTCTGCCACTATCAATGGGAGAGAGGGACGGTTTGAATTATTGCCTAATGAGCAACTTGTTGAGCATTATTGGCAGTTTCTTGGCACACCAATCAGAGGAATCTTTAGACTGGTTGGTAAAGGAAGCGTCTTGAACGCTTAATCGTTCCCATTCTCCCATTGAGGACACATGACTATTTACCACCCCACAGAACTGGTTAAGAGCCAAGACGTTATCATTCGCGTTGGCTCGATCACTGGCACGGCTCGTCCCGTCATCACGCAGAGCGGCGCCACCTTCACCGTTAGCGGCGCTCCCACGCTCTACACCCTGCAGGCCGCCACTACGGCCTCCATGGCATATAACGATAACAACACTGAATTCTACGTCCTTGGTGGCGGCGGCTTCTCTGACAGCGTTATCGTCACCTCTGCGGCCACTGCTTCCGTCACCACCTACTTCCAGAAGGATGTGGATGGCACGGTGTTCCTTCCCAACAGTTTTGACGAAGCTTTCCAGGTGATTGCTGCTTCTCGTTATGACAAGAACGCAGAAGTGTATTTTGAAGTGAACAAGCAACTGGGTTCCAGCGGCACCACTTTCTTCTATGACCGTGTGGCCTTTGTGGGCCGTGCGATGAATCTGAACGAAAGCTATCCCGCTGACAACCTTGTGGAAGTGACTTTTGATGTGATGAGCCGTGGTCGTATTGGCATTCACCAGAATGCTCAGGAAACTGGCAGCATCATCCCGACCACTTCTAACGTTTGATCCCCTTTCCCATTGTTTCTTGCTAGCCTCTCCTTAAGGAGGGGCTTTTTAATACCATGAACATCACCCAGCTACGAGACGCAATCAATACGCTCTTGACTGACTCTCCGAGTTTGCTGGGCACTTACACGCTTCCAAATAATACGACCACTCCAGCAATCTACGTTGTGGGACGACAATCAGTGCCTTCTGATTGGAAGGTGACTGGCTTGGAAGTTACCATGCGTGAATTTCCAGAACGCTTGCCTACGGCAATGATGGGAACAGTGAGAGTGTTGCAGCAATGGGAGTCAATAATGGTGCAATACACGCCTTCTGGCACTAATTTGGCTGATGCCATGGACCGAATGGTTAGGCGATTCCCTGATGCAACGGTGCGCTATACGCCTGGGGATGACGTGGCTTATGAACGCTGTCGTTTTATCATTCCAGATATGGTGGTTCGCAATCTCTATCCTGCGGTTTAACCATGGCAGTTTTGTTAAATGCACAGGCGATTGAAAAAAGTCTTGTTGAAGCATTTTCCAAATGGGCATCCATAGACGTTAATCAAACGCATTGGAGGGAGCAATTTACAGACATGTCAAAATGGAAATACGATGGGGAGACAAAACGAAAAAGCGGAGGACCGCCTGTCGGCTCTCCCAGGGACATCTA